AACTGAACTATTGCTAACGCCTGACGATAATCGTTTTGTAATGTTTCCTATAAAATGCGATGATATATGGAAAATGTATAAAAAACAGGTAGATTGTTTTTGGAGAGCAGAAGAGATAGATTTAACAAAAGATTTAAATAACTGGGAGAGCTTAAATGATAATGAACAGTATTTTATATCTATGATTTTAGCTTTTTTTGCGGCAAGCGATGGAATAGTTTTAGAAAATTTAGCGTCACGTTTTATGAATGATGTTCAATTGGCAGAGGCAAGAGCATTTTATGGGTTTCAAATAGCGATGGAAAATATCCACTCGGAGACTTATTCTTTGTTAATAGAAACATATATTAAAGATAAGGAAAAAAAAGAGAGACTGTTTAATGCTATTGAGCACTATCCATGTATTAAAAAGAAATCAGATTGGGCTCAAAAATGGATTCATGATAATAGGAGTAGTTTTGCTACCAGATTAGTAGCATTCGCATGTATAGAAGGAATATTCTTTAGTGGAGCGTTTTGTAGTATATTCTGGTTAAAGAAACGAGGTCTAATGCCTGGTCTAACATTTTCCAACGAGTTAATTTCACGTGATGAGGCTCTTCATTGCGAATTTGCTATTCTTTTATATAGTAAACTTCAAAAGAAAATAGATAAGGCTCGTATTAATGAAATAATAAAAGAAGCAGTTGATATTGAAACCGAATTTATTTGCGAAGCATTACCATGTAAGCTTATAGGAATGAATTCTGAATTAATGACACAATATATAAAGTTCGTTGCTGACCGTTTAGCAGTTCAACTTGGTTATAAAAAGATTTATAATGTTAGCAATCCTTTCCAATGGATGGAATTGATTAGTCTCGAGGGTAAGACAAATTTTTTCGAGCGTAAAGTAGCAGAGTACAGTTTAGCTAATAAACAGTCTGATAATGCTTTTGTTATTTCGGACGATTTTTAATATTATGGTAACACCAAAAATAGACAAAAATAAACTTTACAGTTATAATAATTTAAAGACATATAATTATAATTAATTATAATGGAAAAAACTACTACAGATTATTCGCAAACAATAATTTATAAATTATGCTGTAAAGATCCTTTAATCACAGATATCTATATTGGACATACCAAAAATTTTAAACAAAGAAAAAATACACATAAAATATCTTGTTTTAATGAAAAAAACTCTAATTATAACCGCTATGTATATAAATTTATTAGGGAAAATGGTGGTTGGGATAACTGGTCTATGATACAAATTAAAGAACACAATTGTAAAAACAAACGGGAAGCAGAATCAACTGAACAATACTGGATTGAGCAATTAGGTGCGACACTTAATACAAATAAACCTTATTCGATGTGTAAAGAAGATGAAAAAACTTATAAAAAAATTTGGTACAAAGAAAAAAAAGATTATATTCTTAATAAAGCAAAACAAAATTATGAAGAGAATAAAGAAAAAAAGCTTGAGTATCAAAAGCAATATGCGGAAGAACATAAAGAACATATAGCAGAAAAACAAAAGGAATATAGAGAAAAAAATAAAGAAAAATTAGCCGAACAAAAAAAGGTCTACAGAGAACTACATAAAGAAGAAGCTAAAGAGGCCCAAAAGGCTTGGAGAGAAGCAAATAAAGAAAAATTAAAACAACAAAAATCACAAATAGTTAACTGTGAATGCGGATGTCAATACACATTTGGAAATAAACATAGACATTTTAAAAGTAAGATACATACTGATTTTATCGAACAACAAAATAAATAATAAACAATACACGACTTTATTATTTATTCCTTATTAATAACAGCAACTTTGGTAATATTTTTTATTATTTTGTCTTCTTTTTCTAATGTATTCTCTCCAGACCCTCCCATAGCTTCAATAACAATCTTATCATATGTATCAGAAATAACATGCTTCGAATTACCGTAATCAGGATATTGTTCACGAAATTGAGGTAGCAACTTTATATTTTTATTAGCTATATTCTTTATAGCCTTTCGTAACTTGGTTTTGTTATCATCTTCTTTCGCCCATTCATTCTCGTCTTTTATATAAATAGTTTCTCTCTTTTTATCAGTACAATGAACTGGTCTCTCTGTTTCATCTAACGCAGTTAAATTTTTTACTATAATTTTTGAAATACCCTCTACATAACCTTTATCACCCATTTCGATCAAATCATTTAATTGAAGCTTAATAGACTCCACAAAATCAGTAATATTCATCGCATTTTTACAAGTCTCATTTAAGAATAAATTTAAGTTAAATGCCTTATTATGAGAATTTGTATGAGTCGTTGTATTGTTTGTAGTATTATGTGTACCATTTTCAATTACTTTCAACATTATATTTTGTTGTTCAACTAACATATTTTTCAACTCCGAATTATCCTTTATTAACATCATAATAATTTCTTTATCTGTGATTTCTTTATCATTACAATTGGTGTCGATATCTTCACTAATCTCGCATTTTTTATTATGTCTCCATAATCCAGTTCTGTCTTTGAATTCTTTGTTACATTTTTCACACGCAAACTTTTTTTGTAGGACTTTTTGCGTTGACAAAACGTTGTTTTCTCCGTTGTTTTTGTTGCTTTGGTGTTTTTTGGTAAGAATGTGTTTTTTGTAGTCTTTTGAATATAACGATTTATAGTGACATAATTCACAAATAAAAATTGTAGGATTTTTGTAGGACTTTTTTGTTGACATTCTCCCTTAATATAACAACAGAAAAAATCCTATATTGTTTTTCAGAAAAAATATATGCTAACAAAATGAAAATTATTTTTTTTGTATCCTTACCTTAATTTTAAAATATGGTAAGCCGACGCGCCTTTTTCCATAAAATATCCAAGTATTTTAAAATTGGACATTTTTTTTGTCCATTTTCAAAAAGTTCAATTACTTTTCTAAGTGAAATTCGGACGCCCTTCATGTGTAGTGAAGAAAAAATGAACAAAAAACTAAAAATCCTTAAAATTCCCTACATCATGTAGTGTTTTCCTGACTCTCTTCTTTAAGTACTTTACAAAATATATTATTTCGCCTTCTTTGGGCGACCTCTTGGTTTTGATTGTTTCACACAATTTGTCTCCATTTTTGATGTAGTCTTAGGCTTCTCTTTTTTGAAAAATTTTACTGTCTCATAATTTATTTTATCTCTTTTATTTTTGTTCATAGTTGAAATTTTTCCGAGTATTTGTGGGAATTTTATCATATATTTCTTATTACATTTGGAAGCGGCTTTTATACAATTTAACGCAACATATGGTTCAAATTCCCAGTTAGTCATGTTAACAAATGATTCGAATAGATCCATATCTGATAATGCTTCTGCTGAATAATCTAGATTTTCTATTTTTCTAACTTGGTCTGATACATTTAATGTATTACTTATATAATTTTCTTGTATCATTAATGGGTGTAAATCATTAGATAACCAATACAACTCATATTTGCTGTCTATTGTTTCATCCATAGATAGAATTTTACCTGTTGTATCAAATATGTTAGCACTTTGAATATTTTTTTTACTACTTCTAACACCTAATTGTAATGTATTCAATATAAATCTTATATCGGCATTTGATTGCTCATATAATTCTTTCAGTTCAGACTCTTTTATTTTTATTTGTTCATTTATTACTACATTATACAGTAATACATATACTTCTTTGTAACTTGGCTTTGACATTTTAATATCAAAACAATAATTTAATATTGGTTTAATAGATTGGTCATATCGATTATCACAAATACAAATAATAGGAATACGTGACTCTTTAATATACTCTGTTAAGCTACTAATAAAGCCATAATCATTTCCGCTGTCTATATCACTTACTACTAATACATTTTCTTGATCGTCATATGTTCTTTTTGTTCTAATAACTGGCTTTATTACATTATTCATGTATTCTTTATTTCTATCTTCATCTAATGACAAATGAATAATATTATAATCGTGTTTTTTTAAAATAAGTTCAACTAATAAACTCTTACCAATACCATT